AATCGACTGGGCCGCACCAGGGTCTACCTGTGTAGTCTTGAATGTTGCCCCGCCAGACAATACGCCTGTGCGATGGCCCATTTTCCAGCCCTTATGCCGGTTGTCAAAACCATTAGCCAGGTTTGCTGCCTGTTCAGCAGTCAAGTTGCTGGGAAACTCAATAATTCCGCTCAAGTTTGTGCCGTTACCGTAGAACGTGGCCGCAAAGTTTTCCAGGGCCATTGCTAACCCCAAGTTTTCTTTGAGCGCCTTCACACGCGACACTCCACGAAGAATGCCCGGCCGCATCACGTCTGGAATCCAGATAACCTGCTCAGGGGTCAAAAGTCTAGTTTCACCCTCAACCTGGAAGCGTACCCGGCCTACACTATTACGGATAATTTCAACCTTCAACGGGTTGAGCATCGTCAGATTGACGATTACACCTCTCGTATTGGAAAATACGCGTATGAAAGCGTTGCCATCCAACATCAGGCTGACAATCAGCGAATTGTAGAATGCTTCACGCGGAATGTCTACATCTGGTTTAGTCACCCATACAGGCAGTGGAAGCATCTTGGTTGCGCTGTCCCCCAAAGGTACAAAAGCACTTAATGGGAGAGTACAAATAGTGTCAGCCGTCAGACTAAGCGCAGAGAATACGGCATTTATCTGAAAAACCGTTTCATCATTGATGCGTGTCGCCGAAAGATTTCCCGAGCCAATATCTGCTCCAGTTTCAAACGCCTTTTGATAATCTGTAGCTCTGAACTCAAACAATTTCTCAAACATTACTTAGATACCGTCACTCCCATAAGGATGACCAAAAGGCCACCAACTATCAATCCTGCGGGTACAGAAAATAACAGCACCCCCACTGTGACTGCGACCACGCCTAGCACTTGAAGAATGTTGGAAAGCATACTCACCTAACTGAAAAACTCAGGGACCATTACGGCAAGTCTACCAACTGTTGCCCGGTCTAGTGCTATGACAGCCGCAACTGCCGCATCAATCTTGCGTGGACTGTCACGCTTATCTTTCACAATGCGCGGCCCTACAGCATCAATTTTGGTTACACAGTTATCCAGGTGCCTGGCTAGGGTCGCATCCCCATCGTGAATTACAGTTTTGTCAATGACAGCATCCATGAACTTTGTACAGGCAGGAACCATGCGCCTTGGACTCGTTGAAGGGTATTCAACAATCGGCAAGCCTAAGTCCTGTAAAACCTGCATTGAGCGTGTCCAACGGTATGGGTCGCAGGCGATTTCTCTGACGTTTGGGTGTGTTTGGCAAAACGCAATAATGGCTTCCTCAACCATTCTGACATCTACCCTCCAGTCAGCATTGTCATTGTCAATATCCTTCTCCCATGCGGCTACCATGAATACCTTGTTGGGTTCATCAGGATTTTTGGGAATGGTACAGCCCACGATTACGGTCGCATCCCCATTGAAAGACCCATCAAATCCGAGAATGATGTCCTCATCTTCCCCTACAGTGAATTCTGCTTCCCGCTCAGCCCAAGCCCCACTTGGGAGCCACGCAAGTCTGGAGGACACCCACTGGTTACACCTTTTTGTCCTGAACTCTGCTTCAGGGGTGCGCCTTACCGAAGAATGAAAATCGCTGGGAGCATTCAGGTCGCCAAAACCAGGGTTTGCCCGTTTCCATGTTTCTTCAGAACGGTGGTCGCCGTCATCCTCCCACCACGCCATGAAGAACGTGTCATCCTCAATTTCCTTTTGGGCAATGGACTTCCCGTACTGATACAGGTTGTACGCGATAGAGTCCCTACCCGTATTGTCTGACTTGGTTCCAGCCGTAGTGATAGCAAGCATTGAAGCCATGTCCCCGCGTGCCCCCATAGCTAGTGACATCACATCAAAAAGGTCACGGTTGGGCTGGGCGTGTAGCTCATCAAATACAACAAATGTGGGGTTCAAACCCTCCTTGGAGTATGCCTCAGCCGATAATGCGGTGTATGAACTATTCTTCTTGGCGTAGTAGATTGCGTTCCGGTAAACCTTGAGCATCGTTGATAATTCTTCTGACTCTGTAACCATCCGGGCCGCATCCTTAAACACAATCCGGGCCTGACCTGTATCTGCGGCGACCGAGTAGACTTCACCACCTTCTGGGCCAAGAACCAGTGAATACAGGGCCAGGATGGAGGCAAGCGCACTTTTTCCATTCTTGCGGGGCATCCCTATCAGGTTGATTCTGTGCTTCAGTCCCCCGTTTTCATTGAACGCAAAAATATGTTTGATGAGTTCTTGTTGCCAGTCGCGTAAATCCAGTTTTGTTCCTGAGTTGCCTGCTACAGAATCTTTCGTAATAATCCCGTATTCCTGAGCAAAGTCGATAGCAACCAAGCCTTTACCGCGCTCAATATCCACATCAGCTACCGGGGTCAGCCATCGTGGAGGCCACGGCTCAACGTTCATCTTGTCGCCGCTGTAATTCTTCAATCTTGGAGGCACGCCTCACCTCCGCAACACCCAGTCGGGTACGGTCACTAGGGGTGAAACCCATTAGCGATAGGTTCCGCACAATCTGGTTACTCAGGGAGTCAAGCCGCCGCGCCATACCCATATCGTCTGAGTTCATTACCTTGATTCTGAGGTTCCACCTTTCATCTACAAGCTCGCAAGTCATAAGCAGAATCTCCATGTCGGTAGACGGACTAATCCACTGTATTCCTGCGTTCCATACGTCATCCCATAACCTTTGACCCGGTTTCAGTAGTGGGCGTGTCGGCACCGGCACTCGCTCTGCCATCGGCAACAGTTCCAGCTCCATGGGCTTAGGCAGTTTGCGTTTCCCAGGGTTTCCAGTTTTACGCTTTATCTCAACTGGTGTGGGTGGTCTACCTTTTGTCACGGCTTTGGCTCTCTCGCGTAGGTTATGTTCTTGAGCCTAAGACTAGGGACTCCACCAGCTTTGATTTTTATTGAAGCCAAATCGGGATACCTAGCCACAATCTCAGCCAGCCTTTTTGCGTTATCCAATTCTCTATCGGCAATCTCAGTCATCATGCCGCCTGTAGACCATTTCTTTTGGACTCCCGCTAACCACTCAAGTCTAACAACCGGCCCTTCCATGAGGAATGAGCGGATAGTGGTTTCCCAATCCTCACCTGAACTGTATTGTGAAGGTCTGTCACTGCCTACCGTAGCTACATTCCCGGCATAGTTTCCAAAGAAAAGCCCACACGCAAATCGTAACCCCACCGTTACCTCATCACGCATATAAAAACCATTTGTGACAGGATTGACCGCCCACAACCGTGAATGATACTTTTCCGCCAGCCGAAACCCTGTTTCAGCAATTTCGTCAAAACTACCCTCGTAAGCGGTAAGGCCCGCACCATTTTTCTGGACTATCCGCGTAATGTCGTCATCCAAGTTCACTAGCGGAGTGCCTTCGTCATAGTAATTTGAGCTATACCACTGCCTACATTTCAGTAAACCTATCTCAGCGACAACAACCTCAATGTTGGCTGGAAGCTCACTACGATACTCTCGATACTCATCGTCATTTGCTACAAAGACTGTAATTATCTTTGAGCTTGCCCCATGCTTAGCAAGAACCGCAAGCGTAGCGTTCACTATGAATTTGGGTCGGTTGTAACTGGGGATAGCCACCTGATATTTCACGGTTATCTCTCCCAGTTCCCAAATGTCTGCTCTACAACCTCACGCGGAATACCCACATTACCTTGGCCCCTGAAAGACAAGCCCACTACGCCTTGCCCGTTATTACGCACTACGGATACAAGGTCAGGGTATCTTTGGGCAATCGTATTGAACGCACCTAGGTTTGCTTCTGCCCTCACTATTTTGGCGCTCCGGTCATCCGGGGCCAGCCCACTATCTATGAGTTCACCCCGTATCCCACCCGGCTGAGGTACTTCCGTTTTCAATGAGAGGTATTCCAGTCTTACAACTGCCCCATATTTCCTGAAAGCTTGAAGGCTGGTTTCCGAATCTTCTTCAAAAGACTCAGCGTATTGTCTGCCTTCCCCTACGAATATAGAATCACCGGCATAGCATCCTTGGAGTCCCCCGTATATCAGGGCATTCCCTACTAATGCTGTCTGCGTCATATGCTCAGGTCTTGACTCAATGGTCGCTCCCCAAAGCTTGGTCCCAACCGATTCAGCCAAACCAAACCCTGTTTCCAAGATTGGCTGTAGGCCGCCCTTGTGTCTGCGTAGCCGGTGCCCAGCCTTGGTGTTACTGTCAGGGAAAAGCGTACTCAGCCAATATATATCGTCATCCATTTGAACAAGTGGGGTGCCCTCACCGTAATTTTCGCAATACCAGCGGTGGTAGAACTGAATGGCTTTGAACTTACCGGGTAGCGCAACAACTAGCCGGTATCTGCCACCTAGCCTGCTTTCGTATTTTTTGAGTTGAGATGAGTCCGGCACGAATATGGTTATCAGCTCATCCGGCACCGATAGCGACTCAAGCATTGCCAGGGTCGCACCCGATATGGTTTCGTGCCGCCCGTAACTTGGGATGGCAACTTGATATTTCACCACTACCCCTGCTGGAAAGGCAAGTTTGCTTTGACAAGCTTGCCGAACTGGGCCTCCACTACCTTCCTAGGTATTGTGATATTCCCCATATTCTTGTATCTGAAGCTACGCCTTGGTATTCCAGTAACTTTGCTGTCCGTATTTTCTACAATCTTGACAAGCCCTGGAAAGCTGGCGTATATCGTTTCAAAAGCCGCACGATTGGTCATCTCGCGTATAGCCCATGCCTCTTTGATGTCCTCCGCCAAGCCTTTACCCATTTGCTCTCCCCTGATTCCTCCAGGGCTTTTGAGTCCAATCTTCTCTACCGAGCTGATGAAGTTGAGGCGAACCACTTTCCCGTATTTGCTAAACGCTCTCAAGCTGGTTTCAGCATCTTCTTCCTGCGACTCGAGGTAAGTCCTATCACTGCCCAAGTAAATTGAGTCCCCCGCATACGCTCCCTGGAAACGCCCCATCACTAGCAGGTTGCCCACCGTTACGGTGTCTGACATATAAAACTCATTATTGCGATAGCTCATGCCCCAAAGCCTCGTCCCTACCGATTCCGCAACCCCGTAACCAATCTCAGCAAGAGAATCAAGGGTGCCCTCGTATCTGGCAAGGGCGTAACCATTCATTTTGCTATCGTCAGGGACCAGGTACTTGAAAGGGCTGATGTCGTCATCAACCTGTATGAGCTTTTGATTCTCCCCATACTTTTCCGCAAACCATAGGTGGTAGAACTGGCGGCACCTAAATTGGCCAGGACTTGAAATTACTAGCCTCCACTTGTTGCCTAGTTCAGCCTTGTAATCGTAAAGTTGCTCCTGGTTCGGCACAAATACTGTAATTTTGTCGCGGTCTACTTCCAGAGCTTCCAGAGTAGCTAATGCTCTATCCGCTATCAGCTCATGCCTCCCGTAGGTGTGAATGGCGACCTGATAATCCATGCTAATACCCTATTTTCATCGTTCAACCGTGCGCTCTGCCAGAATCTCTGTAATGGCTTCACCCGATTTCTCGCGCAGAATCCTGTCCAAGGTTTCAGCCCGGCCCTCACCGTAATGAGTCCATTCCTCCCCATGAAGGAGTAACTGAGTTTTCCCTACAGCAGAAAAAGCAAGCGGGTTGCCGTAATCCCATCGGTGCCGGGAGTCAGCCAGGTAGCGGATTTTCCTGCTGGGAAACACATCTGTGTAATCAAAGAATGACGGCCCGTAAGAATTGAGCATCCCATCCGCGGTGCCCAGCCCCAAGTTGAGAAATACAGGTGACGGCCTATGGACGTTGAATATCTTGGGAGTAAGGCCCACTATCTCCATGAACAAGCTTTTCTGCCGCCCAATTTCGTTCAAGTAGAACTGCTCTGGAGTCAAGTCAGAATCGGTTGGGTATTCTGTAGCGCAAACGTGAACCCCAACATCCCTGCCCGTATCTAAAATCTTTTCCAGAACCTGCTGGTTAGGGCTTGAAGCCAAGTTGTATAAGCCTGATGTCACCTGAAAAAAGAATGATGAAGGGACACCTATGGCTTGGTCAATTATTGCTATCTGAAGTGCGGCCTCCATGCTGGACTCAACATCGTGCCGTATGACCGTGAATGAATCCAAGTTTGCGGCCGCTGTCCAGGTAACAGCATTTCCCGCATATTTCTGAATAATCTGTCTGTATTGGTCGTAGTCCCAATCAGCCATTTATTTCACCTTGACCTTCTCTGCTATCGTCAATTCTCTTACAGACCTGCGAGCTTTGGCTTCACCCATTTCCACAGCATAGGTGTGACAATCCTTCATCCCGCGCTTTGCGTAGAAAACCAGGGTATACCTGTAACCGTCAGGCCGGGTAGATGCCATAGGTGTGACACCGTGGAGATACTTGTGCCCGTTGAACCAAACGGCCCATCCGTCACGGCAGTTGATAGTGATGTCGTATTCCGGCAGACGGAGGTGCCCGCCGCTCATCCCCCTGCGGACAATCGGCATAGCCGACCAAGTATCAAAGTTGGAGTTGTCGCGGTGGTAAGGCAAAGCTGACGACTGATTTATGACACCAGATGTCCAGAGAGAATCCTCTGTCATCCTCCATTCTGGAAGAACCTGCTTCAGTGTTTGTAAATCATGTTCGTGGACTTCAGGCAAGATTTCCTGGAGGTAGCCGCCCAGAGCATCTGACATACGGTTCAGTTCCATCTGAAGCTCTGGATGCTCCCAAGTCAATCCGGCAGGTGAACACGCTTCCCTGCGCAGAACCACGGCCCGGTTGGTCATCCCGAAAATCTTGGACACGTTGCGGTTACCCGAAGCCCTCAAAGTTGTAGTCCAATGAATCCCTGGAATGTGGCGGCGCAAGGTTGTGACCGGCCTGGGGCATGGAGCATAAACCAGGATTGCTTCACCCGTATCGGCATCCCGGTAAAGCCCAGCTTCACTCAGATTAGGTTGGCTTTCCACGACTTTATCCCCAGCCATTTCGTCTACCTCT